CGGGTACACATACACCCTCTCGCCACTGAACATGCCATGGGCTACGTACGTGAAGACGTTACTCGTGACAGAGTCGGTCTGGAAGGGAGTCATGGTCTGGGAGACCAGGCTCACTCCACTCGAGCTTACATCCAACTGAGCGGCGTTGACGGTTACGCCATTGGCGAACTCGTTTCCCTCGTTTATTATGAGTCGGTTTCCTGAAATGGTCGACAGACCACGAAGGGCGGTTTTGTTATTGATCTTGAGGCGAGTGCGATCAGTGTGGATGTAATCCGATCCGTCAGTTGCGTCCTTGAACTGATCGAGGTAATCGTCCACTCTACCGTACACATCTCCAACCTCGATCCAAGCGCCCGCTCCGGAGTTTGCCGCTTGATTCCACACTTTGAGCAGGTACTTATCCACCCCGGCCGAAGTATCCACCCAGGCCTCGCCGTTAGACAGCGCCACTGGAAACCCGTAATTGCTAGCCGTGGAGTTAGGAGCCGCTGAACCGAAGTGGATGGGCCCGATCTTCCTAATCCGCCTATTCCCCTGGTCGTCGAGGTCGCGGATGAAGAGCCCCGGCTCGTTAGTGTTGAAGTTTACGGCTAACTCACCATCCTCCAAGTCATAGACCTGAGGACGCTTAGTGAAGACGGGCGAGCGTCTTAGGCGAACCTTGTCGCGTGGGGGAGTGGGAGTCTGAGTCATATCTTACTTTAACCCTAGAACCGCCCTGGCTTAGTAAACAAGGCAGTCGATGTCGTAAGCGTCATCCTCGCCCTGCTGGATGTTATCGATAACCTCGACAATATAATCCTCCATGTACTTCTTGTTCACAGCGTCTAGAAGGTGGATGGGGTCGGCCACGCCACTAATCCGGCGGATATTGGCGTCAAGAGCAGGTCTCCAGCTCTCGATGTTCTGCCCTACCACCAGGTGACCATAGAACTCCACTCGGCCCGACGTTCTCACTCGACCAACCGAATTGGACTGATTGTCTACCCAGTGCTGGATGGTGGTAATGTCAGAGTCGGTTGAGGCGATGAGGGTGAGAGGGACGGCCTCATTGGCCCCAGGGGAGATGGTGTTATCGGCTGTTGAGGCTGGTTGCTTAAGAACGAATCCGTCGCCTACCTCAACAGAGGCGATGAGCGTATCTACCTGACTCTTACTGTATGTCTGGGATCTATTATAGTAGTTCTGAGCAAGGTAGGAGAGGATGCTATCGTACGAAGCTGAGACTTTCGCATCCACCTCGGCCTCAGTAATAAACTGAACCAGGGAAACGCCGATCTCCGACTCCAGGTCGGCGAACTTGGCGTCCACTTCGGCTTTGGTGTATACCGAAGAGATATCCGCCTTAGTCTTGAGCAGGCGATGGATATCGGATTTGGTGTAAAAATCCTGTAGGTTTGCCTCGCCCGTGGCCGAGCGAGTCTTGGAGTAGACGTTAGGACTCGATGAGAAGGACTGGGTCTGTGAGGTATTAAGCGCTTCCTGGGAGGTAGGTAGAACGCGACTGATTCCGCTATCACCGCAGGATGAGCTACTTCCTCCACCTCCGAATACTTTTGCCATCTACTAATCCTCCTATTGTGGTTGGTTTAGGGCGTCTATTTCCGCCTGTGTTAGGACTCTAGGAGGTGCTACTACCTCCACTTTTTCGTTAAGTGACTGCGTTTGAGGCTTCAGTCTGTAGGGGACTGGGACTTCGACAAAGTGGCCTTTAGACCCAATCTCAACCACGTCGTAACCTAGCGCAGGCTCCTTCTTCCTCTGGTACTCGAGGCACTTATTACGCCCTGTAGGTGCGCAGTAGATCTTCTGCCACAAAGTGCTTCTAGGATCGAAGACGGACTGGGTTCTCAGAGTTTCCTCAGTAGCCGGGATGTTCTGCTTAGCAATATAGACGCAGATGACATCCTCGCATTCCCCGCTGACTAGGACGATGTCTCCAGCCCTGTAGAAGAAGTCCCTGCGGATCCTAGCGCTGTCCCACTCATCCGAGGACTTTAGATCGAGGCAGTTCTGCAGATCGTTTAGAGTCAGACCCTGCTGCACGCAGGATTCAAGGCTCTGGGTCTTAAGCGCTTCGTCCCAACTCCGGCTATATTTTCCCCACTCGGTATCAAAAAGCTTTAACTCGTAGAAATCGTAGCGCTCCAGCAGTTCCTCGATGGAGGGCACCCCAGCCGGTTCCGTCGTCTCCACGTGGCAGATTTTATTCCATTTGGAGTAGTCGAACGCTCCGGTAATCGCGAGGATGTCCTCGTCCGCTTCGTAAAGGCTTACTCTGTACCCGTCGTCTTCTATGAGCAGGACTCTTGATCCCTCGGTATACGCCACTAAAGCTCTGTACTGCGCGACGCTCCACTTATCGTCTGTCCCTGACAGCAGAAGGTTAGGTGTTAGACTACTAATCTGCCAGGGGAACTCGATGTCCCCCCATGACTTATATAGTCCTTTCTGCGGATTGTAAATACTGTAAGTGCTAAAGAGCCGCTCGATGCTCATGCCGCAAGTGTTAATACTTGCTCTGGAGCAGCTCTTATCCGCCACTTCGGCTATCCCACCAGCCTCCTCGATGGCGTCCTTCTGATCTTCCGAGGGTTGCTCAAAGCACCCCCTAAAGTAGAGGTTGGAGAGCGTCATACTTCAACCTCACCGTGTTAGGATCAGTTGTATGTGAAGGTATCCATCACGAACGTTAGTTCGAGAGTGGAAACGTTAGAGGAGGTACGGTCAGCGGCTCCGAAGTTCAGGCTTGTCATCTGAGCATCAGGGATAGTGATCGTGCGCTGGCCGACGGGCTGGGGATCCTCTCCGCAGGAGACAGGAGTGATGGTCAGGGTCACAAATTCGCAACCGTAAGCCTTCCAGAAGTCGACGATGTCGGCGTGCTTCTCAGGATCGAAAGGCACAGTCACTGTTACCTCGGAGAGTGTGCGAGGGCCGCGAAGGTTGAAGATACGTCCGCGAACGCCGTCGGCGTACTGGGATGTCCCGGCGGTATCACGGATTCCGCTGAAGTTGGTGAAGTAGTGCTGGAAAGGGGACGCTTGGATCCAGAACTGCGACTGAGTTACCGGCTTGTAAGAGAGCATGGCAGGATAGCTACACTAATATCTAACCAGTATTTAAACTAAGCCCACCTGGCCAAATTACATAAAGTACGGAGCGAACCACTTCCAGTAACCGGCCCTTCTGCAATCGATGACAACGCACTCCTTGTGCACTACAGAACGGTTGAGACGATAGATGCGCTCGTAAAGCTCTATAAGCTTGGCGGTGTCGCATGCCTTAAGATCATCAATGCGGATCATGTTCTCGAAGGTGTGAAGCTCGCCGTCCAGAGTGCTCAGATTCATCGATTGCTCGGGATTAATGTAAGCCACTTTCTTAACCTCCTCGATAAGCCGGCGGGAACCGTGGGAGATGTCGCCTGGCGAGGTGTACTCATTGATGTGGATGCGGGACGCTGAGGCTTCCGAATCGCCATTGTCGGAGACGATACGCTGGAACCCGACATCATCGAGCGTGCCATCGAACTTGGACGCGATGATCTTGGCGATCTTGTCCTTACGAGTCTTATCCGACTCATCACCGACCTCGTCATACTCGCTCTCGGCAAAATCGAACAGGCTGAGTAGGTCTCCCTGGTCAGCTCCGAAAGCCCCCTGAGCACCGTCAGCGGCTTTATCCGGGCCGCTCAGGTCCTTAGGTTCGGCCATAGGAGCGGCGCCGCCAGGCGCTCCTGGGGCCCCTGGAGCTCCTCCCATCATGGCACTCATGTCCACTTTGCCCAGGGACGGGATCTCGAGCTTGTCTCTCACCCAGTCAAGGTCCTTGACCTCGTAGCCGATGGCCTGAAGCTGAGTGAGCATCTGCACGATCTTAACGGGATCATCTCGCTGCTCTAGATCATCAAAGTTTCTACGAAGTCTAGGAACAGCTGCGCCCGGATAGTTAAGCTCAACAATCCAGCGTATAATAGTAGCGTTAATCGTCTCGTCGAGTTCCTCAGAGAACGCTTTAGCTTTACGCATGCGAACCGAATCGGAGATCTGGTCACGGGCGTACGATCCAACATTTCCTGTCTCCTGGCCGACTGTGTTCTCGCCATTGATAACAAAACTGATCTGCTGATCAACATACTCGATGAGTTTCTCGTAAACTTCGGAGCGGCCCTGGCTCTCCAGCCAGCTAATATCCATCTCGTCTGGGATGACAATGGCGGTTTCCTGACCCAGACGTTGAAGCGCTGTGAAGAGTGACTGAACCTCCTCATCGGGGGTTCCGAGCGAGAACTTACCCACCGCTGTGGGGGTGGTATGCTTATCCGCGTACTGAAGCCAGAAGGACATGAGGGTCCGTCTGAATTCCACGAGGCTATAGAGTTGGCGTCCCAGACCT